TGTTCTAAAAGAAAACGGCTTAATTATGAATTTCGTCTTTTTCTGCGTTTGCTTTTTAATTGTCGGCGCAGGATTAGCACAAGTGACGAAGTAAAAAAACACCCTGCTAAAAAGCAGGGTGTTTTTTTGTTTAAAAAGGATTGCGAGAAAGGGCAGCTTCTGCATATTTAATTATAGCAACAAGGCGCAAAAAAGCAACCTTTTATGATTGCTTCTTTTATTTTAATTCAACAGGAGAGCTGACGCCACATAAATATTATAGCATAAAAACAGAAAAAGCAAAGCGTTAACTTTGCTTTTGTCTGCTGCTTTTTAACTTGTTTTGCGTCACATGATAAAAAGGCGGTTTAATTTTGTACCATATTTATTATAGCGCATATATGGTATAATGTAAACAAAAATAAAAAAGCCCCGCAGGGCTTTTTTACTACCAGCTTTATCGTTGGGGAGATAAAGTTGATATGTACCGTATTTATTTTATCAGATAAAACAGAAAAACGCAAATGTGCGTTGCATTTGCGCTTCTGTGACCCTTTTAGTTACCAACAATCACCGCTGACTGTGAATGTCTAAATTATAGCAGCCGGACGCAAAAAAAGCAACCGTTGCCGATTGCTTTTTTCGCAGAGGTTTTGCTGAATGAAAAAATATAAGGGATATGACTATGCTACGCTAAAATTATAACATAGTTAAATAAAAAATAAAAGGGGGCTTATTTATGGCGCAATTAAGCATTTATAACGGTAGTGTTACATCCGGTGGAACAGACGGAACACTAATCACCACAGGCGATATTTTGAAGTACACAGGGGAAAATGGCGAGCTTGGAACTATTGTTCCCTATGCGCTGCGTGCTGCTTTAACGACCAATGTTTATAACGTTTCGCTTTCTGTTATTGGTAGCAATCCTGAATGGTTACAGATATCTAAAGACGGTAACAGGTGGGGTCAAAAGTTAGAGTTCGCAAATATCGGCGATACGAACACATTATTTTATGTCCGCTCCAATATTCCAGAAGGTGCAGAATTTGGACAAACCGTATTAAATAGATTTTTGTTAAAATATGTTGAAACAGTATTAACAGAGGGGTAGGTTTTTATGGAATGGATTGAATGAAGCTGGGAGTGAATTTATCACCACTAGAAGCAATGATTGTTGCTATCAATAAAAAAGAAGTACGGGAAAGACCCTGCAACGAGATAAAAAAAGATTTAGAGGAGTTTATTAAAAAATGATTATAATAAAATGCGAGGATGAACTATTGATGTTGAGCGGGAATGCTTATATTAAGGCTATCAAAATAGATATTCCCGACAATGATAAAGAATTAACAGGCAAGCTAGATATATACTGCCAAGAATTCAGAAAAACGGCATTAAGTATAACTTATGACAAAAAAGTCGTAGAAAAGCTGTTAAATGAATGTATGACAGCGATAGAAGCAGAAATGTCTTGCGCGCCTGACTGCAACACCAATATATTTATTGATTTAAAAAACATTATTGATTGTGCGATAAAAAAGGTAGAAAGAGGGCTAGAAAATGATTAGATTCTATATAGACGGGACAACAGGGCAAAAAGACGGTACAGAAGTTACATCAATAAATCCTATCACAGCTACAGGGCTTTTCCCGTCGGGTAGCACGGCAGCAAGCAAAAGCGTTAAGGTGTATATCAGAGCAGACGCGGGAGAAAGTTATAGACAGGTTTTAGTTGGAGCTAATGCCGATAAATTTACTAAATGCCGTATAACTTCATTCAACAACTCAACTACGCAAACGATAGGTTTAACAGGGGGGTATTTTGAAACCGTATTAAAAACAGTTTCGGATGTCAATCAAGAATTAACCTTTACTTTTTACGCAACAGCAAGTGACGGGGCTACTGTAGATACGTCTATAAAAATCTATGCTTATGTTATAGATTTGCGAAAAACAATCGAATAGGAAGGGAGTTCGAACAATGGCTAATCATTTACATTGGTACACTGGTGGCAACATAGGAGCAGCAGACGGGGAAGAAATCGACATAAGCACTCCTTTTAATTTAGGCAATATAAATACATTTACAGATGTTGTATCATATGTAACTACCACGGTGAATGTGGTAAGTTTTTATCCAGTAATAGGCTTCCCGTTATATTTAAGAACAGAGGCAGGCTTTGAAATATCTAGCGGAACATTAACAGCGGGGTATCAGTCCAGTACGATTATTATATCCGCGATAGGAACACAGCAAAGCCAAGTTAGACCAGTATTGTTTCAAGATAAAACAGCACTCTTGCAGGCTTTAGACGGAAGTAATATATACGCTGCGATATCGCCAAACAATCCTCTTGCTATAAATTCTACAAATAAAATAACCTCTGTAAATAGCTGTTTGTTTTTTATTGTAGCAATAAAGCCCGGCGCACAAGTAGGCGATTTATACCCGCAGAATTTATTAAATTTTAGCTTTACTGAAACGGAGTTGACAAGCTAATGTTTAACCGCAGATTATTGATTGCAAAAGTAAATTCTACCGTTGGCGTTCCTGTGAATTTGTATGCGGAAACGGTATATGAAATAACAGTGCAAGATGATAGGTTTTTGCCAATATTAGAAGATACTGTTTTTCATGCGAATGTAGATTACTTAATATCACTTGATTTAATTTAAATATCAAAAGTTAAGGTGTGATAAAATGGATATAGATAGAATTTGCTGCCGCTGCAATAAGCCTTTGCTTACTGGTTACTACTACTTTAATAACAAATTCGGTATATGTATAGATTGCATTACTAAATTATCCGTTTTAGAAATCCGAAACGAAAACCAGTTACATATCAAAGAGGTTGAAGCTGCGCTAAAAAAGGGGAATTGCTAAAATGATACATCAATGTACTTCATGCGGTAAGATAAAGCCTATTGAGTGGGCTTTTGAAATGCCCGCATATCATAAGACTTATTATATATGCAAAGAATGCTTGCCTAAAATATACGAAAGAATGAATAAGAAGTCACAAAAAAACTCTAAAACACAAGAAACCAGTTATTTTAGAAAAAGTTAGGGGGTGTAAACATGGCAGAAGTTGTTGAATTAAAAGCGTTTGTTACTGCAAGCCCAAACGAAGCAGATTTTTCGTCAGCAGCGACTAAAAGAGAATGGGAAGCATATCCTACAGTGAAAGGATATGTTACAGCTCAATCCGATGAAAGCAGCTATATCGACGGCGAAACAATGCGCGTTGTTGGGGTTAAATTGCAACCTATAACGCAAATATACACGTTTGAACCACTTACAGGCTCAATAGATATTGATAACACATATCAGATTGAAGTGAAAGCTAAAGATAAGCCGAAACCGCCAAAGCCGCCCAATATCCAAGAACCTATTTACGTCACAGGTAAATATGGAATTGAAATGAACCCGTATTTTACGCCCGGCGATATAGGGCGTACGCTATACCTTAATGACAAGTGGGATATATTTAGTGACGCAAGCGGACAGATAGCGTTAGTATCCGGCGCATATGCTATAGCACAGAATGCGGCGAACGCAGTCAGGCTGTTCAAAAACGACGCTTATTTAGCACAAACGCGCGGGATTCCACATTTTGAAATCGAGCTGGGCAAAGCCCCTGCGATTGCCGCCCCTATCCTGCGAACTCGCATACGTGAAACCGTTCTGAATGTGAACGGAGTAACAGGCGCAGAAGTTGACTTAACATTTGATGAAAGCGGGCGTGTCATGGGCGGTGAAGTGCAAGCGACAGTACTGGAAAGCGAAAACGTTCAAATTGACTTTTAAGGAGCGAAAACATGACTTACATTTTTTATCTAATATTAGATATCATGTTTACATTGATATGCTATGTAACTAATCCAGTTGTAATATTATTCTCAAACGAACACGGAGAACTTCCATACTCTCTGCGCTGGTGGCAGACTTACGATAATTGTATCGACATACCGCATACGATTAACAGCGGCGTTCCAAAGCTGTTTAGATATGACTTTGACAAGCATTATAAATACACCCCTGAATTCAAAAATAAATACGCCATGAAGCCGGGATACGTAGAGATATTAGACCCGAATTTTACCGTATGGGAAAAAATTCAGCGTTATTTTTGCCGTAACGTTTGGCTTTATAGAAACACTGCTTATGGCTTTTCTTATGAAGTTTGCGGACGTTACGTATTCGCCGATAAGGTGAAAACATACGTTGACTATAACTATGCTGAAAACGACAAATGCTATATCGCTGTCGTTAACGATAATCGAATATTTTTAAATAAAACATGGAGCATATTTTACACAAAAAAATATTGCAAATGGTTTTATCTGCGAATTTATTTAGGCTGGAAATTCAAGGGGACTGCGGGGCAATCTATGATCGCTTTTCATATCAATCCATTTAGATTAAACGATTAAGGGGGATTAACAATGATAACATTCAACCCGGATACGGGGCTTATATCAAGCGGAACGGCGGCGATACGGGCTAACCTTGTAACTCAATGGCAAAAAGCATTCGCGACAGACCCCGATAAGCCATTGCTTGACACAGCCCCCGAAACACCAGCGGGGCAGCTTATTGACGGACAGGCTGTATTGATTAACAGGAAAGATAGTGAGATTCTTTATCTTGCGAATATGTTCAATCCAAAAAACGCGCTTGGAATATGGCAGGACGCACTAGCAGGCATTTACTTCATTGAACGCCATATAGCCATAGCAACCCTTGTTACGGGCAACATCAAAGGCGCATACGGCACAGTTATACCCTATGGAGCTATAGTCCAAGACCAAAAGGGATACACATATACGAACGTCACAGTAACGACCATAGGAGAGGACGGAACAGCTACAGCTATTTTCCGCTGTAGCCAGCGTGGGGCGATTGAAATAGGCGTAGGGCAGCTTACGAAGATAGTTACCGTTGTTCCCGGCTGGGACAGCATAACAAATCTAGCCGCAGGCGTCACCGGACGAAACAGCGAAACGCAGGCAGAATTTGAACAGCGCAGACGTGCCAGCGTAGCACAGAACGCCCACGGCATAGCGTCGGCGGTTGAGGGCGCACTAGCTAACCTTTCCGACGTAGTAGCCGTATCGGTTTTAGAAAACCGCGGTGACACGGACAAAGTGCTTTACGGCGTCACACTGCCCCCGCATAGCATTTACTGTAGCGTCTATGGCGGGAACATAGAGAGTATAGCCAAAACGATTCACGAAAAAATTGACGGCGGCTGTGGAATTTCGGGAAACACAAAAATCACTTATGTAGATGAAAAAGGCAATGAATTCGTTTACTACATTGAGATACCGACAACAACAACATTCGCGCTGTCTGTAAAGATAAGGAAAACTTCGACGCTTCCGACCAATTACGAAGAACAAATTAAAAAAGTTGTTCTTCAAAACTTCAACGGCGAATTAAATAAATACGGACGCGCGAAAATGGCACAGACGATTTACGCAAGCCGCTTCTACGCCGATATAGTTGACGTCGGTGTAGATAACCTTGAAAATATTGAGATATCATACCCTAGCGGGTCAGAATGGACTGATAGCGTTGATATTCCAGCTAATCAGATACCAGTAATGAGCGAAAGCAATATCACGATTACTGTACTAGAGTAAGGGGGCGTAAAAATGGACTTTAGAGGGCAAGAAGATGTGCGCGAGTGCGACAATATACGTGTTGAACTACAACCGTATATCCAAAGTCAATACGGTAGCAGCACAACTATTTATCAGATTTTAGATGATTTTCGCTCAAACATTAATCCTAGCAAAGATATGCTGGTCTTTTATGACAACATATTTAACATAGCCACAGCTAACGGCGTAGGGCTGGACGTTTGGGGCGAAATCCTTGTTATAGGCAGGACTATAACAGACCCTATTAACGGGAAAAAATTCACGTTAGAAGATGATGAATACCGCTCACTGCTTTACTATAAAGCTTTAGCTAATATCACCGACGCAAGCCTTGCGACGCTTAACTATATGTTAAACAAGCTTTTTCCTGAGCTGGGCGGCGTTGTATTCAACGTTATAGATGAAAAACAAAGAGAGGACGGCACATTTTACAACAACTATCCCATGCACGTTCGCTTCGTATTCGCAATGTATTTAACAGATGCGCAGCTTGCCATATTTAGGATAGGCGCGAATTTAATCGTAGGCGCAGGCGTCGGCTGGTCGCTAGTTATGATTGATACCGATAATACGTTTGGTTTTAATGGCAGCTTATTGCAGCCATTCAATAATGGCGTCTTTGACCCGTACCCCCCACAATCTATAGAGTAAAGAAAAAAAGAAAAAAGGAAGTGTTAAAATGGCTATTCCAGTCGTGCAAGAACCATTGTATTTATTTGAACGACCTTTTGCTAATGAAGGAACAAAAAACATAATTCCGGCAACGAATAACGAAGCAACGGGATTAGCGTCACAGACGAACGGCTTTCCTGCTATAACGCAAGTCCCAATTAAGGCAGGCGGCATAGCCCCCACACGGGCGGACTTTAACGGTATTCTTTATATGTTATCTGCTTTTGCCTACTGGCAGCAAAGCGGCGGTTTAATGACTTACAAGACGACTTTACAGTATTCTGCAAACTGCCTAGTAACTCACAACAACAAGCTTTATATGTGCATTCTTGCTAATGGCGTAGATACGGCGGCAGGGCTAAAAACTCCGGGCATTGATACAACATACTGGCAAGAGCTTTTGCCATATATAGGCGGTATCACACCTGAACAAGTACAAGATAAGATAGACATATCTATTGGAGAGATACCCAAACCTGTGGCAACACATTTCGGCAGTTATTCAAGTGTTTTATCAAGTGGCACTGCTACAACAGACGGAATTATAACTGCAAAAAGTTATTCGAATACTGGGATTACTGGCTATGTAAACGGTTTAGAAGTAATGTATACCGCAGGTAGAAGTAAATACGGACAAGGAAACTGTTCAATATCTTTTCCAGTACCAAAAGGTGCTGCCTATTTAGTGAGTGGCGCGGAGTATGTGCGCTGGCTACCATTAATAAGCGATTAATGAAGGGGTGAAAAAATGGATATTAACAATATAGTCAACTCGACCCGTATGAGAAATGCGAGATTACTTGACGACATAAATAATAAGATATTAAATAGAGAATACTATAAATTCAAATATCTGCCATTTGAGGGCGCACTGCCCGGGTTATACTTCCAGCAACAAACAGAGGACGCTATTAATGATATAGGCAATGTGGCATATGCTACAGAAAAAGTTGCAGATGAAGCCCTGCAAGTTGCACAGCAGGCTTATAATATTGCACTAGCTGCACTGGAAACGGCGAACAATGCACTTGCCGCCGCTCAAACGGCGCAACAAACCGCTAATACTGCTTTGAACATTGCAAACAATGCTTTAAGCGTTGGAACTGCAGCAGCTACAGCAGCAGCAGCAGCGCAAAACAGAGCAGATGAAGCATACGATTTAGCCGACGCTGCGCAAAATACTGCTGACGCTGCACAAGAAGCCGCTAACAATGCAGCTAATGATGCTACAAATGCGTTAACAAAAGCAGAGGACGCATTGACAAAAATTGAGCAGTTAAGCGTGTTAAACTACTACAACAACTTGACAGAAGCGACAGATGTAAACACATTAGTTGATGTTCACCGCTGGTATTTACAAGCTTCTAATAATCCTAACGCGCCCGAAACAAATTCGGGCTTTTTAAACGTTGATAACGACTATAACGACAGTGTATGTAAACAGTTATGGGTGAGCGAAACGACAGGAGCGATTTATAATCGTTTCGGGCAAATTGTAGAAAACAGTGACCCGGCTACTGTTAGTAGTTGGTCAGAGTGGTATAAGCTGGCTACAAAAGCAGATATTGACGGAACTACGACGGCATTAACTGAAATGATAGATACTGTAGCGAATAACCTTGCTACACATGAAGCTGACTTCAATAATCCGCATAAAGTAACCGCAGAACAACTCGGATTAACAACGGTATATCAATATAAAGGCAGCGTTGCTACCTACGCCGATTTACCGACTACAGGGCAGAAAGTAGGCGACGTGTGGAACGTTGAAACGGCAGACCCCGACCACGGTATTAAAGCAGGGGACAATGTAGCATGGGACGGCGCACAATGGGATATTCTAGGCGGTAACCATGATTTAAGTGGATACGCTCAATTAAATTTAGCTAATACCTTTACCGCTTTAAATACTTTCAGAGCAAACATTGCTGTATCAAACGGCACAGCGGCAGGCAGTCAAGGACAGGTTATTTTTGGCGTAAAACCCAGTACAGCAACAGTACAAGCGAATATCATAGCTTCTGCCATAGGGGCATTAAACTATATTGCTACAGAAAGCACTGGACATTACTTCAGAATTGGCAATAATACTGCGTCTACATCCATAACTACTAACGAAAGTGAAACAGCAATCCTTTCGCATAATGCCTTTGAATTTGCGCGAATAACAAATGATGGCGTTGCAAAATGGTTAGGTAATGCAAATACAGCTACGAAACTAGAAACCGCTCGCACAATAAACGGTGTGGCTTTCGACGGAACGAAAGATATTACCATTGAGGCAGGCGGGGGCGGCGGTGATGTTACCGCCGCAGGAGATAACAACTTTACAGGAACGAACACATTTAATAAACCTATAACAGTGAGGGACGGCGCACTTGCTGGCATTGGTGGAACTATCACATTAGGCACGAAGCCTAATAGCGCAACAACGCAAGCAAAGATAAATTCTGCTGCCACCGGAGCAATGTATTATACAGCTACAGAAGGACTGGCACACTTTTTCAATGTTGGCACAGCAGAAGTTGCCACAATAGGCGGCACTGCAACGACGGCTACACTTGACTTTTTAGCTAATAGTATTCTAAAGTATAGCACTTCAAGTGGTTTAAGAGTAGGTGGCGGCGGTACAAGCAAAAACATAGGTTTTTACCCCGAGGCAGCCGATAACACTGCAGGTATGCGGCTTTCAAATCAAGCAGAAGCCATTAGCACTGACTACAGTATATTTTCTTTACAGAATAATTCTGCTATCAGCTATACGAAAAATGCAGCCTTGCAAGTTGGAAACTTTAAGATATTAGAAGTTGACAGAAATAACAATAATGTAACTATAAAGGCAGACAGTAATGGGCAGATACTATTCACGCCGAACAACCTAGCCAGCAACACAAGCAGCATTGATAGCAATGGTAACTTTTATATATCACAGGGCTTAACGGTTGGCTCAACGTTAAATACTGGCACGTCTAACGGCGTTATTCGAGCTGGGAACAATGAAAACTGCCTTTACTTTACAGGTACTGCGGAAAATACTTACTACGCAACGCCGAACACAGGGAACACCATTAACTATCAATCAGCAGCAAATTGCTATCTGATTAACTGTGCGATCAATAACCCGTCGAGCTTAAATATGAATTTTTCAAACATGAACTTCAAAGCGACCGTAGGAAGTGTGCCTTATATGTGTAAGACGTTAACCTTTTGGTTGCCTTTGGGGGTTATTGTTCCGGCGGTAACTTGGACGTTCCCGACGGGTAGCGCAGTCTACTACCCGAAAGGTGTTGCGCCGACTTTAACGGCTAACGCGAATAATATCATTAACGTTATAGCCGTAGTCGGTTATACAGGCAGCTTTTCAATTCAGGTATGCGACACAGTAGTCCTGCCGTATAGCGGTTAAGAAAGGGGTTTGAAAATGGACAAAAAAACAGTGTACA